ACGCGCGTCAGAGGGGAGATGGAAACATGCAGGAAGCCGTTCTCGTCATAAGTCCTTTTGGACTCGGCATCAATTGCTAAAGTCTCAGTCATTGAAAAGCTCCTCCGGCAGAACCATACGCGCCTGGCACCTGCAATACGGCAGCTCGCCCGGCAGTACGTTTTTGCCGACATCCGAGTCGTACAAGCCTATTTTAGTATCAAATGTCTTTCCGTCAAAGGCCTTGTGCGTCTTTCTCTGCGTGTACTGCCCCGGCACGTGCATCCAGATGCACTTCGTAATGCCGAGGTCACGCGCGTTGTCGCGCTGGATTTCCTGGTTCAGCTTGTTGGTCTGATCCAGAGCGACACGCTTCGCGCGCTCCTCGTCAAAGCCCTGAGACGATTTTAACAGATCTTCTATGTCAGAGAAATTCACGTGTTTCCCGCGTGTCTCCTCCATAAGCCCCTGCAGACGCGCGAGATCCTGAGCCGCCATTTTGGTAATCAGCTTCGTGTTGTCCTCGATGTGCTTCTGCAGGTTTTTAGCCGCCGTCGGGCTGATATACTGGCGCTTTAGCACCGGAATGCCCCAATGCGCGTCTATGCTCTTCTCGCTCACGCCCGCGGCTTTCAGCGCCTGCTTCTGCGCATGCGTTGTCGTGCGGTACATGGCGGCGCAGAACCAGCGGGATATCGCTTTGGCAACCTGCCCGGCCTTTACCATCCATCGCGCCATATCAGCCGCGAAGCGCCGCGTGATATCGGACGGAGACGGCTCAAAGCCCCCGGCGGCGTCATGCGCCATGCCGAGTTCCTGATGCAGATCTTTGAGGGCGTCGCGGAGAAGCATGCGCAGGGCGTTCCGGAGCCTCCGGGCGTACTCCTTCTGCACGCCCAGGTTCGCGGCTACAGCCCTTGCGGTTCTCGGCTTCTTTCTCATGCCTCAGCCTCCGGCGCCTCGGCCTTTTCCGCCATCGCCTGCTTCATACCGTCCTCGTGCCCCGGAGCGGCTTTGGCCTTTGCATCAGCCTCGGCCTTTTCCTGCTCCTCTGCCTGACTTGACATCATGTCGGCAAGGCCGGAGGCGTCAGGCTCGTCAGTCTGCATCTGCTGCGGATCGCCCATGTCGGGCATCTCGTCATCGATAAAATCAAGTCCCATATCGGGATCCGCCTTGACGGCGGCGCGCATCTCCTCCGGACTTATGACCTGACGGTCAAGAGCGGCGCCCAGCGTGTTGATGCGCGTCTGCGCGTTCATCGCGCGCGCGCTGTCGTTGTCGGTGCCGAGCTGCTTAAACTCAAAAGTGATAGACGGATCTATCGTGCCGGCCTCGGCTATCTCTATAGCTTTCAGGCACTCCTCGACAGCCGGGCGCAGGATCTCCTGCTTTGTCCTGATGTGGTCATAGTAATTCTTAAGGTCGCTCTCACCGGTCGCGTTGAAGCCGGAAGGACTTATTCCCAGGAGTTTCACCGCGGGGGTTCTATTGATAGCCGCTATCATCTCAAGAGACTGCCTGACGATATCAGTGCATCCCGCCGTCGAAGTCTGTACGTTGGATACCTGCTCGTCCTGCTTATCGCAGACAAAGACGCTGTTATTGTCGCGGTATCTCTGCAGAGCCTGCATACGGATATCGAAAGACTGTACGCCGCCGGGCGTGCCGAAGATGGCCTGTGTATCGGTCTGCATAACAAGAAGACTGATTTTCTTGAGCAAATCAGCAGTATAGATGCGGCACTCGTTCCAGTGCAGGACATAATCCCAGAGAATTTGCGCCTGCGGGATGCCCAGGAAATTATAGGACGGCCTTAAAAGAAGCGGCGGCGGATTGTCAAAAACCGAAATCATGCGCGACGCGTGCACCTTCTGCCCGAGCACCCACCAGCATTTTGGCCGCATGTAGTCAGGTCTGAGCGGATTCGAGGCGTTGTAATCTCCGGGGGAAACATTGACCGGATCTACAAGAGTAAAACGAAGCGCCATGCCCTCGGACATCTCGGCTGAAAGAGACGAGATGCGGAGCGGCAGTGCCAGATCCTCACCCTCGGCGCCCGTGTCGATAAAGATAAAGGCGCCGCCCATGTAGCCCATTGTAGCCGCCGCGGAATGGAACAAATCTTTCAGGTGATACTTCTGATTCAGGAGATCCTCAAGATGCTGCACATCCTCCGGATCCGTATCATCGCCACCCTTGACGGTAATCCACTCGCGTGTGATATCGTCAGCTACAGTCTGTATGCACGCCCGGATCATGCCGTTCTGGGCAATCTGCTGGAGCGCCCCATAGCCGATAAAACTGGTTATAGGATACTGCCCCATATCCCCGGCGTGCTGCTGGAGGCTCTCATATATAGTGCTGTAGCCGCCTGCGGAGTCAAAGGCCATATCAAGCGCCTCGCGCTCATCCTTCGGTGCGCCCATGGTCACCGGGAGCGCAAAAGCGCGCCTGACCTTATCGATGCTGTCAAACGCCCTGAAAGTCCTCTGCGGCATCATCAGGTTTGACGCGATATCCTCCGCGTTTGACGGGGATAT